TTTCAAGTTTGATTACAGGAACAAATACAAACTTCCGTAAGCAAATCAACGCGGGTCAGACAATTGTTATCAAAGGCTCTACATACCGTGTAATTCAAATTAACTCTGATACTTCTATGAACGTATCTCCTGCTTATCGTGGACCAAACGCTTCAGGTATGCGCTACTTAATGACTCAAGTAGACCGTTTTGCTCAAGATGAATGGAATATTGATAAGTTTGATGGAACAGGTCCTTCAGGCTATAAACTTGATGTTTCTCGTATGCAGATGATTTATATTGACTATACTTGGTATGGAGCTGGAACAGTTCGTTTTGGTATGCGTGGGCCAAATGGTAAAGTCACTTGGTGTCATCGTATGCCACAAAACAATGCTAACAACACTGCATATCAGCGCTCAGGTAACTTACCTGCTCGTTATGAAGTAGCCAATGACCCTCTATATTTTTCACGTATGCTTGCAGGTGGAGCATCTGGAGTTAAGGGAACAGCTCTTTCAGCAGATGACACCGTGCTCTGGATTGAAAATACTCACGACTGGCCAGCAACAGGTTATATCTATGTTCGTGATGATAACTACTGCGAAATTATGAAGTACTCATCACTTGGAGTTTTTGACGCAACCAAGGGTGCGGCACCAATCTATGTTTCTCAACGTCGCGCTTCAGTAAGTATTGTCTATCCTGACCAACCATTTGTATTCTCTGGGACAACAGACCGTGTTGTATTTACACCAGATTCATCAATTACAGGTGCTGGTGGCTCTGCTCAGGTATCAGTTCAATCAATTACTCAAAACTGCGCCCCTATGATTTCCCACTGGGGCTCATCTGTCATTATGGATGGTCGTTTTGATAATGACCAAAACTTTATCTTTACTGGAGGTATGATTCGTTACCTTGCCGTTGAACCAGGTGTTCAGCGTCCGCTTCTTGCTGTACGTCTAGCACCTTCTGTAGATAACGCAATTGCCCGTGGGTTTGGTGTTCGTGAGCTTATCAATCGAATGCAACTTCAGATGAACGCTATTGGAGTACAGACAAACGGTTCGTTCCGTCTTGATGGTCTTTTGAATCCACTCAATATCTCTTACACTAAGTGGACTGCATCACAGTTGATTAGAACTACAACATATGCAACTGGAAATAATGGAACTCCATCTCTAACTATCAGCACATCGGACACTGCTGGTGTTCTTGGTATTGCTGTTGGTATGGTAGTTACTGTAAATAACGTAACAACTCGTATTGCAACTGGAACTACAGTTACTTCAATTGTTGGTAACCAAGTAAACCTAAGCACAACTCTTACTGGAGCCATCACCACATCAGATACTGTTTCATTTACTCCCAAGGCTGGATATTCAGGTATCCCGTTAGACTGGGGTCGCGACCTTGTAGGTTCAGGTTCTTTGGCTCAGGTTCTTTATTTTGATAATACAGGTCCTGGTGGAGGTATTGCTAAGGCTGCTTCAGGTCTTGTATTAGGTGGAGACTCCGTATTCTCGTTCTATACAGAAAACGGTTCTACAACTGCATACAACTCATCAACGTTCTCCTTGCTCTCAATCCGAGACCTAGGAAACTCAATCCTTAGTGGTGATGGAAACGTCTCTACTCCTGGATACCCAAATGCCCCAGATATCTTGGTTATTGCCGCTACTAATATCGGTACAGCAACAGCCAATATTTCAGCACGTATCTCTTGGAACGAGGCTCAGGCATAATGAGTTTCTCCAAGTTAATTAGTAAAAAATCTGTTAGACTAGTAACCTCGGAAGGTAGGTAACAAACAGTGCCTGATTATTCATCCTTAAGCACCCAAATTACGGCTCTCAAGACTGAGATTACCGACAGTTTAGCTGCTAGCACGTATAGTGCTCAAGATTTGGTGTTTGTTGCCAAGGCCTTAGAAACACTTGGAAATTTGCTTGGTGTCAACGACATCGTAGCAGCAACCGCTGCTCAGGTAACATCTGTTACTTCAGCGGGAACAACAGCAACAACAGCAATTACAAATGCACAATCAACTGCAACAACTGCTATTACAAATGCTCAAACAACGGCAGTCGCAGCAGTTAACACAACCGCAACCAATCTAACCGTCCTAGCGTACATGGGAGTACTAGCATAATGGCAACTACAGTAACTCGATTCCGCGCTGGTACCGCCGCTACGTCTGATTCATCAGCGTACACTGTACCTGCGCTTAACCAAGCAATTATCACAAATATTATTCTGTCTAACAAGACAGGAAATACCCGAACCGCAACAATCACTGTTGGAGGGTTCTCATTCTGCACTGGTCTTCAAGTACCAGGAAACGGAACGGTCAACTTTGACGCTCGTACCGTAGCAAATGCAGGAGAGACAATCACTGTTGTTGCAGACCTTGGGTCAGCAGTAGATTTCTTAATTTCTGGCGTTCTCGTCTCCTAAAGAATAGAAAAAGGACAGGTAACCATCAATGGCTATTTCATCAAGTAAAGACTTTATTGTCTTCCCTAATGACAACTCAGGTCGCGTATACGTCAATGAGGCAACTTACACTGCCAGCGGTACATGGACTGTCCCAACTGGCGTAACAAGCGCACAGGTAATTCTTGTTGGTGCAGGCGGAGGCGGAGGTGGCGGTTCATCCGCTGTAGCAGGTGGCGGTGGTGGTGGTGGTCAAGTAATCACCAAAAACCTCACAGTCGTTCCTGGAACAACTTACTCTGTAACAATTGGTGCAGGTGGACAAGGTGGTCAGGGTTCTCAGACATCCGCATCTGACGTTGTAAACACTCTTCCTGGTTCAAATGGTGGAAACACTGCATTTGGAACAATGAATATTGCTAACTATCTAACAAACGCACTCTTTGAGTACGGTGCAGTTGCTTGGGACCAAGATTACTTGTTCCGTGCTGCATCTGGTGTTTCAGGTGGCGGTTCTATTACCGTATTTCCTAACTCAAATGGTCTCGCTGTTGGTATGTATGCAACAGGTACAAACCTTGGAACTAGCACACAGATTCTTTCTATCTCTGGAAACGTAGTTGGTCTTAGCGTTGTAAACGCTGGTGCTGTAAACACAATGGTGTCATTCAATACTGGTTCATCAATTCTTCGTCCAGTACAGACAACTTACAATGCTGTTTCAGGAAGCACTCCAACTTCAAATACACAAACAATTGGTTCGGCATCAGCGCCTTACACAACTTTGTTATCAAACAATTTGCTTCCACCACGTCTTGCACAGTTTGAAGACCCAACACTATATTCTGGTGGATTCCTTGTTGTAAAGGGAAATAACCCAGCTACACTTGCTATTACAAACGCAGGTCTTCCAACCAAGTTGACTGAAATGATTGTTCCTTATACAAAGACAGTCACTGCAGCATCATCTTCTTACACACTTACCTGCTCTGATACAACAAATATTCAAACAGATATGTTTGTTACAGGTTCTGGTATTACTTCAGGAACTGTTGTTGTTAGCGTAGACAGCACAACTCAGGTAACTATCTCTAACCCTACAACTGGACCTATCTCTGCAGCGTCTCTATCGTTTTCTTATACAGGTAGCGTCGGGCAGTATGCACTTCTAGTATCAATTGGCTCATCTGTTACAGACTCAAACCCAACTTGGGTAAATATGTCTAACCTAACAGGTACAGCATCAACAACTTCTGGTGTTCTTACAACATCTGCTGGTTATAGTGGAATTCCATATCAGCCAGGTCAGACTTATACAATTTCTGCATATGTTTCTTCAACAGTAAACATTGCTTCAACAACACCAATCAAGTTCCAGTTGCGCTCAACTGGTGCTACATATGGTGCTGATACAGCAGCAAACTACCTTGGTGGAACTAACTCTGGTACAGCAAACTCTATTGATGCTGCTACATCAAACGGATTCTTTGTTCGTCAAGTTATCCCAACATCTCTTGCTGGCTACGGTGGAACTGTTACAACAACAGCAACAGGCTCAAGCGCATCTTTAACAATTACAGTTACTGATGCTTCACAGTTGCTAGTTGGTCAGGCAATTACAGGTGCTGGTATTCAGTCATCTACAACAATTGCTGGTATTGCTGGAACAACAATTACACTTAGCGCAGTAACTTCTGCACCTTTATCTGCAACAACAGTAACAGCTCAGGTGCCTTCAGGTGTTCAAGTTCTTGGTTCTACAGTAACTGTAGGACAGACAGGATGGCGCCGTATCTCAGGTACAGTGACAACTCCTACAATTGCTGCAGCACTTGCTAACGGTATCTATGCTTATGGTTCAACACCACAGTTTATTTACCCAACACTTGTATTTGGTCAGCCATCTACAAACGTATGGGTTGATAACGTACAGTTAGAGGTTGGCTCACAAGCAACAACTTGGCTACCACCTCTTTACTACAATGATGCAGCTGTTCTTTTGACAGGTAACTCAACTGCTGGTGGTAACTTAGAAGCAGCACACCGCTTCTCAAAAATTTCTCCAAATATTTCATACACAGGAACTGCATTCGTAATTGGTGGAGGTACATCAAATACTTACCGCCCAATGAACGCTTTCCTTGAGTACTTTGATAAGGACTATAACTCCCTTACACGTACATATGGAACAAATACATTCTTACCTATTACAGGTCTTGCTAACTCAACTCAGACAAACAGCATTGCAGGAACAACATATCCTGTTCGTGTTGGTGTAGTTGCAACAGCACCTGCAACAGCAGCATATGCTCGCTTTGGTGTGTCTTACTACCAAGGCGCAACATCTGCTACAGGTGGTGTAGTTGAATTTTCAATCGTTGCTCCTCAGCTAGAAGCAGGCGCAACATCAACTGTATTCAAGCGTCCTAATGATGGAACTTATGCATACGGTGGTCAGGCTGGTGCTTCACAAATCATCACAGCCGCATCTGTTATGGCAGAAGGCGGTGGAGGTGGAGGTACTTATAACTCCAACACTCCAGTATGGCAGTGGGGTATTGAAGGCGGAAATAACGGCGGACACGCTGCTTGGGTATCTGGTGGAACTTACCAGAATATGACTCTTGCTGGTGGTGGAGGCGGTTCATTCCAGGCTGGCGGAAACCCAATGATGTTTACACCAACATCTTCTGGTTCAACAACATTCTCATATTCAGCAGGCTTTGGTTCATCTGCTGGCTCAACTCAGCAGACATTCCCAATGCGTGGTAATAACGGTGGATACGCTATGTGGAATACAGGTTCTTCTAACACAGTTATCCCAGCAACTGCTGGTGAAGGTGGACTTGGAACTAACCCTTCAGGTCTCAATAGCGGTTCACCTCTAGGTCTCACACTTGGTGGTGGAGGCGGAGGCGCAGGCTTCTTAACTAACTCTCAGTTTGCAACAGTTCCAGGTCGTGGAAATGGTGGCGGAGGTAAGGGTGGCGGAAACTACCTTGTTGACCTTGCTAACAACACTAACTACTACGCTCGTGGTCTTGATGCGATTGCTAATACAGGTGGTGGTGGTGGAGGTGGTTCTACAAACCAGAACAACGCTCCATTTACACCTCAGAACCATGCTGCTAACAATGCTATCAACTATGATACTGCTAACGCAGAGCAGTACAAGTGGTCACCAATTTTCAATGCAACAACAGCAATTACTTCAGCTGCTGGTTTGATTGCTACAAACGGACTTCGTGTAACAATTCAGGATGTAGGAAATGCAAAGGTTCAAACAACCTTTACAGAATTCTCAATCCTGCCTCGTACACCATTGTTCTTTACTAACATCGCTGCTCGTCTAACAACAGCACCTGCTGGCGCAACATCAACACAGTTTGTTGGTTTGTCAAAGCGTGCTCGTCCAACAGTTCGCTGGAAGACTTACGATGGACAGATTATTCGTGAAGACCGTCCTCCATATGACATCCTCTTCTCGTCAACTAACACAACTACATATTTGAATGGTTCAACAACAGTGCCTTCTCCTTGGCAGACACTTTCTGCTCCGTCAAATGCTGCATACTTTGATGTATGCTGGGAGTTCAATTACCTAGATGCTGGCGATGTTGTTGACGTTGACTTTGGTGGAGTTCAGTACTTCCCTAACCTTTCAACAGGTGGTAACGGTGCAGACGGGCTTGCTATCATTCGCTGGTTCGATAAGGCAGTCCTCTAAGAGGGATTGAGAATAGGAGAATAAAAAATGGCTCAATACGCTCTAGTTCTAAATGGAAAAGTCGAGAACTTTGTTGTTGCTGATTCAGAAGCAGCACTTGGAGAGATGGCATTTATCTACGAGCACATCGTAGACGTGACATCAAATGAACCTCAGCCAGGACGTGGTTGGTCTTACGATGGAACAATGTTCTATCCACCAAAGATTGACGATGTTGCAAAGGCTCTTTGGACAGGAACAGGCTTTGATACTGTTGAAGACGCTGAGGCCGCAGCTGCTGCTGAAGAAGAAAAAGTTAAGGCTGTAACATCTGTCAAGAAAAAGGGAGATGACGAATAATGGCTATCTCCTCACAACCAACGGTACTAACTCAGTCAACTGATGCTTATATCAACTCAGGTAATACAAGCCGTCTACAGACACTAACCTCAAGCACAGGTGCTGTAACTATCAACCCAACCAACGGTGCATTCACTAGAATGTCAAGCCTTGCAGGTAACGTAACAATTACCTTTACAGGTCTTCCAAACGGATATGCAAACCAGTGGTTTGTTGAAGTTGTTAGCCGTGGTTCAAATACAGTTACATTCTCAGGAGATACATGGGACGGTGGCTCAGCCCCAACTATCGTTGCTTCAGGAAAGACTGTTCTAAAGTTCTACTCAACAGATGGTGGAACAACCATCTACGGCGGAACACACTTTGCAAATATTGCATAGTAATTTTTAGTGAAGAAACCCGACTAGAAATAGTCGGGTTTTTTCTTTTTTGTAATAGAATATCTATATGAAGATTGCCGTCTACACTATTGCCCTTAACGAGGAACAATTTGTTCAGCGTTGGTATGACTCTTGTAAAGAAGCAGACTATCTGTTTATTGCAGATACTGGCTCAACAGATAACACCGTTGAGTTAGCAAGAAGTCTAGGAATCAATGTAGCAACAATTTCAGTAAAGCCTTGGCGTTTTGATGACTCTCGTAATGCAGCACTAGCCTTACTTCCCGACGATATTGATATGTGCATTTCTTTAGATATGGATGAACTGCTAGGAGAGGGTTGGCGTCAAGAGATGGAGAAGGCTTCTAAAGACGCTACCCGCATTAGATATAACTATACGTGGAATTTTAATCCAGACGGTACCCCCGGGCTTGTATTTGGCGGAGATAAAATACACGCACGTCATCATTACCGTTGGAAGCATCCAGTACATGAAGTAATTACTCCTGACCGCATCACTGAAGTTCAGTATTGGTCTCAACTAAATCTTTATCACAAGGCTGATAATACAAAATCTCGTGGTCAATATCTGCCACTTCTTAAGTTGTCTGTAGAAGAAGACCCTATGGATGATAGAAATGCTTATTACTATGCTCGTGAACTTTTCTTTCATGGAAGATATAAAGAAGCAAATAAAGCATTCAAGCATCACCTAAGCCTCAAGACAGCCGTTTGGAAGCCAGAACGAGCAGCATCAATGCGATATATTGCTAAGACAGAAGAAGACAATGAGCAAAAACTTATTTGGATTACTAATGCAGTAAAAGAGTGCCCCGGGCGCCGCGAGGCTTTAGTAGAACTTGCACAATACTACTATGATAATTTAGATTGGCCTAACTGCTTAACGGCTGCAAAAAAGGCTTTAGCAATTAAAGAACGCCCTATGGAATACCTATGTGAAGATTTTGCTTGGGGATACTTACCTCACGATTTAGCTGCTATGGGCGCCTACTACACAGGTAAGTATGAAGATGCACTTGCTTATGGAAGAGATGCTCTCTCCATCGCGTCAGAAGAACATACATCTCGTCTATTTGAAAACTTAAAGTATTATCAAGAAAAATATGATTTAGAGAAAACTAAAGAGGAGTCTTAGATTTTCTAGGCTTCTTGAGTTTTGCTTTAGCCTTTTCTTGTTTTTCTAATTTCTCTGCTCGCTCAATTTTATATGCTTCAACAGCATTAGCACTTGTTCTACTTCTCCAACAAAATCCGCACTCTGTACAGGTAACAACTTTTGCTGTTGTCCATCTTCCAGTTGCAGATAGTTTTTCTACAGATACTTCTAATTTTCCAGGACGAGCGGTGCAATAGGGACAGTTGGGGTAACGACGTCTACGGACTTCATCTCCTAGGTAAGACACCGAAAGAGTTCTACGTAGTTCTACTTCGTCTTTACCACCCCATACGCCCCATATTTGACGATGCTCTAGGCTCCACTGCAAACAATTTTTACGAACAGGGCAAGTAAAGCAAAGGTTTTTAGCAGCATATTTTTCTTGAAAATCTGAAGAAAAGAACCAGTCTATTTTGTCTTTATTTTGAGGCTTGGCGCATACAGCACTACGTTGCCACTCTAGGCTATCTGCTGGTTTCCACATATAGTTAATAATACATTATTAACTAAAAAACAAGCCATTATTTGATAATTATAGTTACCGTGTCTTTAGACTTCTATCCAGGTAATTGGCTCAAGATTATCTAGAAAATCACCATACTCTGTTTCACCAGATTCATCGCAAGAATAGTAATCAAGTTCTTCTTCTAAGGTTCCTGCCCAACCATAAACAATATGAGCATCTGCAATAAGTTTGAAAGCATCTGATAATCCATCTGCAACCCCATCCCTTTGAAGAGTGGAGGCAAGAGCCTTTCTGACAATTTCATTATCTAAATCAACATGGTCAAAAGTATAAAAAACTATAGAAGTAGGAACTTGTTGGTCATACCCACATCCCGACCACTCGCACCAAAGGGATTCCCCTAAACGACTGTCTTTTGCCATCTATTCGTCGTCTATATTTCCAAATTCAAATTCAAAGTCTTTTGACGACTCGTCATTGAAAAAGTAAACTTTTTTTGGGTCACGCATTTCATAGATACCAGCAATAGTTATTGAGCCACACATACAGCAGATGTCTACAGAGCCAGGAGTAAGTATCTCTGGAGTCTCTACACCAACTAAACGCATAAGGATATTCCCATCTTCATTAACGCTCTGGGGCTCCCATTTGGCATTATCTTGAAGCCAGCAGGACTCGCAGAGTGCTACTGGTAACAAGACAGGCTCTGCTGCCATTTGTTTGTTTCTCCACTTCATTGGTAAATCTATTGGTTTAATTTTAGACCCCTTTTACATCGTAGAGAGTGTCAACGACACGGTTAAATTAATATTTCTTGCTCGTCTTATTTGGGCTCTATCTTTAGCCGTTAGACCACCCCAGACTCCAAAACCTTCGTTATAGATTGCCCACTCAGCGCACTCTGTTCTATGAGAACAGGAAAAGCATATTTTCTGGGCTTGTTTATATTCTTCTTGAGAAAATACTGTTTTCTCATCTCTATCCTCTAAAAAGAACAATTCTGTTCCTATCTCAGAGCACAAAGGATTTTCAAATTCCCAAGGTTTGCGGGACACGGGATACCTTTCTTGAATCGGTTAGGTTACTTACTAAGTTTAGAGTTTTCTAAAGCCCCCACTTCATAACCGCAACCCGCATAACCCGCAATATCCACCCAGGTATCTGGCTGGAATCCTGACTTAGATGCATAACGTGCAACCTTAAGACCAATCATCATCATTGCTACATCTTCATTACTAATTTTTATCCCAAGAATTACTGACCATATCTGTGCAGTACGTTCAAAATTATCTTCAGGGTTTCCATATTGTTTATTTCTATCACCAGAAATAATACCTGCTGCCTCTCTTAGCGCTTCTACTCTTAGAGGAGTTTGTGTTTGTGGCTCTGTTTCTTGGCTCATTCTTTAATTCTCGCAATCACTTGGGCTGTGTATAGTTTTTGAGACTCTTCTTGAGAGTCTTCCACAATCATTTCATATACAAAATGAGTCTGGTCTTTTTCAGAATATGTATTTATCTTAGTCTCAGCAATACCTACTAACTCGCCGTGGGTGTTACCATACACAGTAAATTTATAAGTCGCAGATTTCATTAGATAACTAGTTTCTCTAAATCCGCTGGAACAAAGTGAATTCCATCTAAAACAGGAGACTTTCCATCATCTGTTTTAATAATAATGTCTCCATATCTAACTGCAACTACACGACCTCGACGACCATTGTAAGCAACTCCTTTTTCTCCAACAAAAGCATCTGACTTTACTCTTACATAGTCAGCAACCTTGAGAAATCCAGCCTGCGCCTGAGTCCAAGTCTCTTTTTTATCTTCTTTTACTAAAGCATATCCTAAAGAAAGTTTTGAAAAAATATCTACAATTTCTTTTGTGTTCTGCTCTGTAGTTTCTTTAAGTGATTGGAATGTTTCAATAAGTTTTAGAACATTATCCCCAACCACTCTCTTTGTCTTATTGGCTGTAAGTTGTTCTTTTATCCAGTCAATATTTACATTAGCCATTATTTTCTCCTACCTATTCTAGTTATTTGAGTATATATTGTGGAGAACCAAAGTGGAAATACTATCTTTGAAAGATTGCCAACTTGGTATGCTTAGTTTGTATATTTCTTTTTGATTTTTTGCTAAAGATATTCGTTCTTGCGGAGACATTTCTTCTATTTGAGAAGGAAGTTTTGACCACTCTTTGCCTAAAAGTTGAGAGTGTCTCCAGTCAGTAACTACAGGAGTTCCTACGTGTAGCCCTTGAGAGAGGCTAGGAGTCCACCAAGAGTCATTGTTTTTATAAGTAGACACAAGTAGACCTACAGACTTATCAAGTCTTGTTGCTATCTCCTGTAACCCCTCAAAGCGACCTTGACGATATGGTTGCATTTGATATGAAAGATTCTTTTTAATCTTTTTAGACCAATCAGTACCAGCATCGTCTACACACCAGTATTTTTCTTCTAGTGATTTTGTCCCGTGACGCTTAGTATTGAGAATAAAAGAGTCTGGGCATATAGCAAATATATTTGTTGGGTCAATGTTAGGAATATGCTTTGTTACAGACCCTGCTTTAGTCCAAGAGTGCCCCGGGACAATAGTTCTTGGCCATATTCCAGTATAAAGTTTAGAGATTGCAGAGTATATTTTTTCAAAGTTTTCTTTTTCTAATACCTTGTCATACTCTTGACGCTTGCTATAAAAATCTTTAATAAGACTTAGTGGTTGTTTGTAGACTCCTCTAATACCATTCCACACTTTGTGTGGCTCTGGAGAGTCAATAAAAAGAGAAAGATTGCCTATCTCAATTGCTTCGTTAATTACTGCAAGTGCTCCGTAGAGTCTATGAGATGTAAGACCAAGAGGAGATGCCATACCAACTACAACGGCATCAAACTGAGAAAGATACTCTCTTGTCATGTCTACACTTGGGTTTGACCAAGTTACTTCATAACCAAGTTCAATAAACGCTGTGTATATAATCCCAGCAAAAGAAGGAAAGTTCTCACTATTTGTTTTTGATGCTTGAGGCGAAGTGCACCCTGTAAGAAATATTTTCATAGCTTTCTCTCCTTAAATATGTACTAGAAAACCACCCAACGCTTTTCGTTGGGTGGCATCTAGCGACGGATACCCTAAATTAAAAGGGTGCTGCTGGTGCTGATGTTGTTGCAGCAGCAGGTGCTGGTGCTGGTGCTGGTGCAGGAGCAGGTGCTGGTGCAGGAGCAGGTGCTGCTGCTACAGGTGCGGAAGGAGGAACTGGTGCTCCTGGAGCCACGTTACCTGCAAGAGAGAAGTAGTTCTTAATTTCATTTTTCTTAGCGCCATTCCAAGTACGTGTACCAACTTGTGCACGGAAACGACGACCATTGAGTGCTTGTTCAATCTGTGCATCAGATGGAGACTGAATAAAGAAATCACGAGCAATACCAAGTGCAAACATCTTCTTGAAGAAGATACCCATTGCACCAGGGCTTTCAGGAGAAACAACTAAGTTGTCCCATAGAAGACGCTTATTGTGGGCTCCACCTTCCACCTGAGCCTTGATTGAAAACATCTTTTTACCACTCTGCGTTGTCTTTGCAGTTGCTTCTGTGACTACAACATCATAATCACCGTCTGGTAGTGGTTCGAAGTTATTTGCTTCGCCTGCATCGCGGACTAAATCCGCCCAATTGAGAGTACTCACTGAGTTACTCCTCCTTCTTTGTAGTTGTTGCTGTTGTTGGTTGTTGCTTTACACCAAAAATAGTGTCAAGCATTACTTCAATGGAGAGTTTGTCTTGTTCAACAATTGAACCAAGACGTCCCTGAACACGCTCTCCTGCTTCATATTCATTAGTGCGTTCCACATACATACGGCGAACCTTGTAAGGAGGCTGTAATGGGTCTGGATGAGCAAATTGTTCAACTGTAATTGCACCAAGAATGTCGTAAAAATACGGAGCCTGAATTGCAAGTTGACCTTGCAAGTAAGGCTTGTGACGACCATCTTGACTTGTTCTTGACATTGCAGTTAAAACAACTGCCTCAAGAGGATTTGTTGCGTGCATGGTTAGGTCACGTAGGTCACGTAGAAGACCACCCATGTGACGAAGTAATTCGCCCCACTGTTGCATCTTCATTTGGTCGTTACCTGCGATGCTATCCATACATTTCACCTGAAGTTCAGAGATTGAGTCAATAATCAAGCTCTTGAACTGATGGCGACCTAGTTGTAGCCACTGATAAGTCTTGATGACTGTGTCGTAGTCACGAACAGTGACAACACACGTATCCCAAGTACCATCAGCAACTGGTGGCTCCTCGCGGAGAGGGTCCCAATACTTTACGACGATAGGTAGGAATCGGTGCCCACCTTCTACGTCAAGCATTAGGCGTGGGTATGGAGCGGTTACAGCAAAAGTTGATTTACCAACTTTTGATTCTCCGTAGACCATAACTGTAAGAGAACGTTGAATTTCGCTCATCGTCACTCGCTTCCTTTTTTCTCTGATTCGTAATATGCATAAGGGTCTGCTTCCTCATACATTTCGCTAAGTGCTTGTTCAACGGCGCTTCCGTCATCAAACATTGGACATATAGCAAAAAATTGGCACTTCCATTTACAGTCACGAGTTGCCGTCGGGTAGGCAAGAAATGCGTGGTCTTCACCAGCATCAAGTCCTGTGCGAACTCTCATCAAATCTGCAATTGTTCCGTGGATTCTATTCCAAAAAGAACGCATAGTAAAGATGTTGTGTCTAATCTCAACTTGGTCATAAAAAGGTGGTTTAGCTGCAGCAGTACGACGAACTTTTTTTAGAAGTGTAAAAATTCCACCTTCACTGCGCTCTGCTTCATCACGTTTAGTTGACTCTAAAAGCATATAAGTCATAACTTGCTCATTCATATGAGCCATATTAGAAAACTCTGCTAGAGAGCCTCCCACGGTTTTGAAGTCACGAAACATACGAACTCCATCAGCCTTACGACGAACACGCATATCTAATTTACCTTGAAGTTCAACTTCTCCACCAAAGAGCGGTGCAACAATTATTTCTTCTGTAGAAATCATTTCAAGTTCGGCATCAATTCCGTTCTCTTCGACCCACTGCTCATAGCCTTCAAGCATAATTCGACCAAGTTCTGCCTCTGTCTCTAACTCAAATACATCTCTGTATTCTGCAAGAAGAATGCTTTTTTCTTGCTCTACAAGGTCTGCGTGAGCCTTAAGAAGAGGGATACCTTTTGCATAGTGGTCATCTAGTGCTTGGTGAATACGACTACCGAGAGCAAGAGCACCTGTAGCAGTTTTTGTTTTTGGTTTTAGAGAGCGATAGTAGGTCAACCACCAACGACGTCGGCAGTCTTTGAATGTTTGAAGTTCGGAGTTAGAAAGTCTTACAATTCCACTCATAACTTGCCCGCCTTATCTTCTTGTAACAACTTGAGTAGTTGGTCTTTATCTCGAACAATTTGTTCAAAGTTTCCTGCTTTTGTTTCTAAAACTTGAATTACTCGTTCTTCAATTGTTCCTTCAGTAACGTAATCGGTAATAACAATCGAGTCGTGAATCTCGCTTCCAATACGGTGAACTCGGTCAAGAACTTGCTTGTAATCAACCAATGACCACGGACGTTGAAGCATAATCAGGCGACGTGCGGCAGTCAAGGTAATACCAACTCCACCGGCTTGTGCCGTAAATAGCACCCACTTGATAGCACCAGATTGAAAATCGTCAATAGCCTTCTGTCGTTCATCTTCGTCTTGGTCTCCAGTAATCAAACCGTGAGGAATCTTTTTCTTAGTCAACTCTGCGCTAAGCAGATTGATAAGTTGTTTAGACACAGCCGAGACAGCAATTGAATCATCACCAAAATCTCCACTATCAATATCATTCATAAGAGCGTCAATCTTGCAAGAAGGGCTATCAAGAATTGCTCTCTGCTCTCCTGTAGCCTCATCTGAGACCATAGTTGCATAAGAACTAGCAAACTGTAATAGTCGGATTGTTTGAGTTAGGACACTAGGCGCTGTAACAACATCACCGCTATCTCCAAGTTCAGCAATCATTAAATCTCGCATTTGGTCATATGCCTTCTTTTGTTTAGTAGACATTTCAACATCACGGCGCTCATTGATGACTGGTGGAAGCCAAGGAAGAACAACTTTTTTTAGCATACGTCTCATATAAGGATTGACGCTTTTGTAAAACTCGTCATACATATGAGCCTTAACTCCAAGAACCATCATTCCACCAAATGCATTGAGCATCGTGTCAACCATTCGGTCAATCCACTTTGTCTTTGATGGCCAATCTTTTGGAGAGAGCCAGTGAAGAATTGCCCAGAGGTCAACAACATCATTAGCAATAGGAGTTCCTGTAAGAGCAAAACGAATTTGTGCATCACCAGAGGCTGACCATAGAGCACGGCTTTGCTTACTCTTAGGGTCTTTAGAACGGTGAATCTCATCTGCAATTACCGCTTTGAAATCAATATGATTGAGCTCACGTAAATGTATTTCGCAACGTGCTTCAGTAATTTTTTCATCTTGACCGCCACAAGCCTTACAACGAGTCAGAGCAATAGAACCGTATGGAGAAAGTCGTGAGTGCGAGCGTAGTGATTCCCAATTGATAATAAATACTTGAGCATTTTCTTCAAACTGCGCTTTACGTTGTACAGCAGAGCCTTTGATTACCTGAGTAACAACGCCTTCTGGCCACCAAATATTGAACTCTCTAGCCCAGTTTTTCTTTAGGGTATTAGGGCAAACAACAAGAATAGGAAATACATTTTCTCCTCTATCGTGGAGGAGTTTGAGGGCTCGAATCGCTTGAGCAGTTTTACCTAAACCAGGCTCATCTGCAAGAAGAGCACGCTTTGCAACTGCCAAGAACTCGACGCCTGCTCGCTGGTGGGGAAATAGGACTTCATCGCCTTCATATGTCTCTAACTCTCTTAGAGCAAGGGCTGGGTTGATGCGAGTTTCTACAAGATTAGATGCCCATTCGGTAAGCCCTGGGCCAATAACTAGGTCATTACGGAATGTTGAGCGTAGGGCTAAGCAGGTTGTCCAACTAAGAGGAACTCTCCATACTGCCTCAGAAACGTTCCAGGAAGCCCCTGGAAGGCTTTTACAGAGTTCTTTGAAGCGCCAGTCAGCACTTATGAGGATATTCTCCCCACTGGAATCAATATCTACTGATATCGCCACTAGAACTCCTTATCGTCATTTTGTATACATATACTAGCAAAGATTATTTAGTTTTTTATTTTTTATCGCTAGTATCTAGTCTAGCAGAACTTTTGGCTTCCATCCTGTTTTAGCAAGTCTAAGTAGGGCGTGTCTGATGGCGTCATTAGCGTGTCCATCCCCTCCCTTATGCCAAGTCCCGACTTTCCTGAGAGCATCATTGGGGAAAAGAGCCTTGGCGTCAACTGGAGCCTGAAAAACAATGTTTTCAGAACCATATTCATTGACACGGCAGAGGTGCTTTAGAACTCCTATTTGCTCAAGGCTATAAGGGGCTTGAGAATTTTTACCTGTTTGAGGAGTGATTGTAAATTTTTCGCAGACAACAGAGACTAGAGCATAAGATTGAGATAGAGAAGATGCAATAGCCATTGCTCTATCAAACCACTCAGCAAAGCCATCTTCAAGTACCTCTGCTGACATTTTTAGAGTTGGTAAATCTTCTTGAGCACCAGACCACTCAAGTAGGCAGACCCCTGTTGTCTTTCCAGGGTCAATTGAAATTACATATCTCACTAGTACTTATCTCCCCAAGTTTCTAAAGGACCATCAACACCAGCAGTCAATGGAACATCCCAGTTTTCTGTTGTAGTCATACATTCTTTGACTATTTGCTTTATCTCTTCAGCATCTTCTCTACTAGCCTGTAAAACAATTTCATCGTGTACAGGAACAATTAGGTGCTCAGTCAAATCTGCTTGGTCTAACTTGATAAGATTGCTCTTAAAAACTTCAGCAGCGCCACCTTGAATGAGGTAGTTGATGAGTGTGTATACACGGTTTTCGTCGCAAGGAATCTTACGACCAGTCCACGTATAAACATATCCTTGACCTTCATTGCGTTCACGAGTAGCGCCTAGATGTTCAATCTCTTTTTGAAACTTAATCATTCCAGGATATCTCTGGTCAAAAGCGTCAGAAACAATCTTCATCTGAGACTCTTCTACACCAGCAGTGAGTGCTTGTTTTGCAACGCCTGCACCGTAGAGTCTTCCGTAAACCATTCCCTTGATAAGAGTTCTGCGTTTATCTGATTTTTGCATATCTGGTTCTTGATAAACCTCACGACCAATTTCAGTGAAAGGGTCAGAGCCAGTTGCATCAGCACGATTGAATAGTGTGATGAGGTTTGGGTCTTTTGATAAAGAAGCAAACATACGAAACTCAACTTGGTCAAGGTCAGATGTAATGATGACGTGGTCTTTATCTCTAGGAATAAATGCACGACGAACAGTGTCATCTCCCTTTGGAAGAGTCTGTAGCGCAGGGTCAGTAATTGACATACGAGATGTGCGAGCACCAAGAGTCTTCACAGAAGGATGAAGAATTCCGTCAACGTTTTTATTAAGGAAGTTGAGGAAGTAAGTATTAGCCAACTTATCTGCTTTACGTTGCTTGAGAACAGTCTCTGCAAGATACTTGACTTCTTCTGAACCTTGAATTGTTAAAAGTTTTAGTTGGTCTTTGCTTGCAGATTTTTGACCAGATGGTGTTGTCTCTATAATCTCAGCGCCAAGTTTTTCAAAAAGACGGACAAGTTGAATATTGCTAGTAATACTTGTTCCAGCATATGTCTTAGCGGCCCACTCTTTTACCTGTTCGGTATATGTAAGAAGTTCTTCATATTTCTTTTTAGAGTATTCAAGGTCAACACGAGCACCATTGATTTCCATACGAGTAACAATTTTTCTAGCGGCCATCTCAATCTCATAAGCCTTGTGATAAGGCTTTCCTGGACCGCACTTCTCATAGAATTGTTCCCAGAGACGCATTGTAAGGATTGTATCTAAGGCTCCATATGCCCAGTAAGGCTCAAAATTTGTAGGAACAGTTCCCCAAGTCCAACCGTTCTTTGCTAAATCAATATCTAATTTATCTTGCATATGTGCAGCGTGACCATCTACAAGACGTGCTGATAGTGGCTTCAAGCCTCCAGGACCCAACGGGTCAATAAGGTGAGCCATAATCATTGTGTCGTGTGCACGTTGCCAAGGTAGGTCCCATTTAGATTTAACTGCAAACCACTTTGCTTCAAAGGCTATGTTGTGACAAACAAGCGGACCATCAAATTTATCCATTGCTTCATAAAAAACACCAGACCATTCCTGCCAAGGAATTGACCATCCGTGGATTCCATCTCCAACTTGAACAAGACGTAGGTCTCCATGCCAAGGTGACAGTGCGTGGTCTCTAGGCATACCAGGGCGCTCGCCAGTTTCAGTATCTACAGCGATTGCATTATGAGGACGTCGCTCACCAAGCCAAGTAATAAACTCGGTTGCTTTTTCTACAGAATCAACAAGAGTTACTTGGATTCCGCTTAGTCCATTCGTCGTTTGTGTCATTTTCTCCAACTTGTATTTAAGGAATCATTTCAACTCGGTAGAGTAAGTCTATCCTCTCATCTGTTTCTGCTGCACTTTCTAGTAATCTTTGTGCAACATTTGTTAGATATCTTGCACCATTAGGGTCATACTTGTATAGAGCTTCTAGTACTGGCTTAGGGTCTTCACTTACCTGAGCCCAGTGGCGATATTTTTCTGGGAAGACAATAGGAAGGCTTTTAGTAGGACGGCACTCTTCGCAAGGAAGAGCATCTTCAGATAACACATCTATTGAATCTTCAATTAAATTATATCTTTTTACAAGTGGGCAAGCAGCTCCGTGAAAAACTAGAGACACGCCAATTCGAGAAAGAATATAAGAGCCATTCTCTGTTCGATACAGGGCAAACTCAATCCAACGAGTTGAGCCACGTCGCCAAGAAGATGACTCGGCAAGCATACGACCATTAAATTGAAGGGTACGAGAACCGTCTTTTACTTCAAACAATTCTCAGCCTTTCTTTGGAGCGTTTTTAGCCGCTTCTGCATCATCAGATAGAGTTTTGATTAGATGGTCAAACTCTGCTTTTAAGTTTGTAAACTCTACACGAATCGAGGCTACTTGATACTCGTATGCAGATACTAACTCTCCTATACGCTGTCTAAGAACAGCAATAATCAAGTCTTTGTCTTTATCGTCATTTTGTGTTGTCATTTTTTAGAAAATTATTTTCTTGTATCTGGAATGACAACCAAAAGAGCCTTAAGCGCTGCAATTTTAGATTTTGATTCCGCAATATCTGCTTCAAATGTAGCAATCATAATTGCATCTGTTGGCTCAACTGCACTTGCTTCAGCAATTGAAATTTCGTTATTAAACATACCGTATTCAAGATTACGGATGTGGTTCTCGACAATAGCGTTCTTATCCGCACTTTCGAGGTATTGATATGTCTCTGCCATTTTTTCTCCTTGTGTAGGTATATATGATAGCACTTTGCCATCAAAGATATTTTATGTAAATGTACCCGATGTACCACTTGCTGAACTTACTCCAGCAGAGTTTCTTGCTCTAACTGAAAAATAAAATGTACGAGCTGCTTTGAATTGTTGAGAAGTATTGCTTCCTGCACTAGTCCAAGTAGTTGACGTTGTTCCAGATGGATAGTACACTTTTGTAGTTCCACTTAGGTAATAAGCTTGCCATTCATAACTAACTGCAGCACTGTGAGATGCATCTACAGTAGAAGCATTCCAATAAAAAGTACCTCCAGTAGGAGACACGTCATTACTTCCATATACCCCCCCTGGAGCATTAGGGATGGTAGTAGTTGCCACAGCGGCGCTTGGAGTTCCAGTTGCAGTTGCTGACTTAGATGTATACCCTGGTGCTTTTACAGTAACAGTCGCAGTAGTTGAGGAAGGGCTGGTACTTGCAGTAAGACCTGTAACAACTACTTCTCCAGATGAATTTACAGTACCTGAACCAGTGGAAACTGTAACCGAGTAACTGTATGTTGAGCTCCAATTAGTAATAAGTGCTTTCCAACTTGTAGTGGACACAGCCGAGGAGGTTCCGAATGTTGGAGCAGTTCCTGTTGCAAGGGTGGACACGATTGCTCCAGAGCCACTATTGATTGTTACAGTGCTAAGTGCTGTTGTCGAGCCACCGCCACTATAAAAATAAGTAGTGTTCCCATCAAGACCAAGAACCGTGTCTCTAGTAGCAAAAATAAATGGAGGATTATCGGCATCAGCACCTGCAATTGTGTAGTACCCAGTGCCAGTAGGACTTTTTGTCCCGCTATTTGAACTAAATGAGCCTGATGTGGGGGTATTTCCATTTGTTGTAGTTACTAAAGCAGTTGTAATTGTTTTAGCATTATCATATGTTCCAGCAGAAAAAGAAACATCTGTTCCAGTAGATGTTCCACCAGAGATAGTAGGACTTGCTGTTTTGACAACTGGCTTTAGAGAAGCAGCAGCAATGTATCCACTATCTACAACGTGCTGACTAGTATCATTTGCTGTTACATATACTTTTACATAGTAGTCTTTATTTGAAGCGCCACCAGTCCATGTATAAGGACTTGTAGCAGGATTTACTGTTGCAAGAAGAGATTTATTAGAGTCATAAATTTCTACTTTAGATGTTATATAAGAGGCATATCCTGATGGAGAACCATTTACTCCTGCTGTCCAAGTTACCTTAAACCCTGTATTAGTAGGAGTTGATATAGTAGGAGTACTTACCGTAGGTGTCATAAAAGAAAGAATTCCAGTATCTTGATTTCCTTGCGCTACACCATTTGATGTCCAGTAAGTTGTTCCCTGAGAGTTTTTTGCTATAACAACTCCTCTGTATACAAAAGAAGGTTTGCTAGCAGAGAGAGCGGATACGGTAAGAGGGTTAGTAGTTGTTACAACATTAGTTGTAGTAAATGTTGCTGATGTTGGGTTAGCATAATATGTATTACCAGAAGTTGGATAAGAAAAATACTCGTGATACGAAGCAACGGTGGGGGCAGGTATACCTTTCCAAGTACCACTTGTGTAGGTCATACTAGTTCCTGCTTCAGCAGTACCACTATATGTAGGGGCAACCGTGTAGTACGGAGCAATAGGGTCCATAGATTGACCCGTGACTGATATACTTTTTGGATAAAAAGATGTTGCACTTACAGTTACAACTACTGTTGCAGATGTACTTACTGCTAAGCCAGTAACTGTCACAAGACCAGCCGTGCTAACTGTTACAGAGGCTCCTGTAACAGATGGGTTAAAATATGCTGAAGAAGCAAATGTTCCATTTGATACATATGATTTCAAAGTATTGTAATTTGTAACATTAAAAGTAAATCCGCCATCTGTTTTTACAGGAGTATCTACAGTTATATTAGGGAATCTTCCCCAACCTGTAATAGAGGTATAGCCATCGTCATAACTTCCAACGTCTACAATTTGACCTCTATCAATTCTAAAAGTAGACAAAGGAGTATAAGATGTAACTGATGATGTATTATAATTTGATTGAGTTACATTTGTAAGAATTTTTGCTCTATTAGTGACATAACTTGCTAGGTCATTTTGTACAAAATAAACAGTTGCATAGTATCCGCCCCAGGGATAGAATACTTCATACTCTAAATAGTTAGTAGTTCCATACCTATATCCGCGCCATCTAAAATAAATACCTTCTATTTCTTCAGACATTTTTAGGCTTGTTTGAACTAAGTCATTGCCTGCCACATTCAAAAAACTTCCAGTCGCAGGAAAATCTTGCCAAGAAGTAGACGGAACAGTATTAAAAGTAAGGTATCCATTAGTAGATACATACAGAACTGCACCAGGATTTACTACTCCACCACCAAGGTAGACGCTTCTAATACTTCCCGTATCCTGTGGTCCAGGCTGTATTGTTATGTTATTTGTAGTACTTCTAGGAGAGTTATACGTGTAATTTGCTGTACTTAGCCCTCCTACACTAAGTTGTCTTGCTATAACTGCTTTACTACTAAGAGTCACAGTCATGTACCCCGAAGGAACTTTTGTAAGACTAGTGTAGGAGACTCCTGCAAGTGTGGACGGGATAGAGTTAGAGTAGCTATCAGCTCCAGAATAAGTCATAGTACCTGTTGCATTTATGCTTACACTGCTAATTATATAATTTCTAAATCCATTATCAGTTAATGTAAATGTTGGCGGCGGGACATCAATAAATACATAAGGAGCGGTAGCAGTTCCAGTATTTCCTAAATAATTAGAACTTACTACGCACCAAACTCGACAACCAGTGTCTGAAATACCAGTTGTATAAGTAGAATTTGTTGCACCAGATATTGAATACGCTGTATATAAGGGCTCAGCAGAGCGCCACCACTGATAAGTAAATGTCCAGTTAGAGTTCAGTGCAGGGTCTGGAATATATCCAGCTTTGTTTACCGTAAGAACGCAACCCACTTCAGGAGTAGGTGTTCCTCCACTAAAAGAGACAGATGCAGAGCCGTGAGTGACAGCAAGGAAATTAAGAGTATCTGTTCTTTCTACAGTTTTAGAGCCTGTTATATATCCTGTTGCATATTTAGTAGTTGAGATTGTAGTAGTAAGAGAGCTTACATTCTGAGCAGATAGGGAGTATGCAGTAATACTATTGATAAATATATAATCTGTTTTATATGGAAGAGTCCAAGTATAGGAAGTTATATCTTCCACATTAAGATTTGTTGGCCCTACAGTTGTTGCATAGTTATTTGTATAATAAGTATAGTTTATTCGATAACTTATGGCTGTTGTATCAGTTGGTTTATCCCAAGTAAGTGTGAAATAATTATTTGTTTTTTGTGAGGCAGTTACTGCAAGTTTATAGGAGCCAGTTACTGTTATTGGCCAATAATCAGTATATGCAGGTTGTATCGAATTAGTAAATGGGCTACTAGTGCCATCTGGACGATAGATAGTATCAGAGTAGGATGTTGCTGTAGAGGATGCTGACCATGTCCAATCATATCTATTGAGTACAGTGGTACTTGCAACAGGAGCACTAATAGTAAAATCTCCTGGCTGATTAGCAGGGTCATTTGTTGAGTTAGTAATTGCATAAGTAAATGTTTTAGGCGCTTCTATTAAGAAATAATTAGAATATCCAGACCCAACATTCGAGCTCCCAGCCTGAGTTACACCAACTTGAAATCTATAACTTCCACTGACAGATGTGGCATATGTTGCACTAAGAGAAGTTGTTTGAGCAGAAGTATAAACAAGAGAGCCAGAACGTTCTAGATATACAGTGTAGTAAATAGGATTTGTATTTCCACCATCTGCTGAATCCCAAGAAAATTGAAGAGAGCCATTTTTGTAGCCAATTGTAAGAGTTGATGGTGGGGTAAGAGCACCACTACTCACAGTTCTTGAAACTAAAGTAAGAGTTTTTGGTGAAAGAGGATTACTTGTATATGCATCTATAGTAATAGTTACGGGAGAGTAGACATCTGCTGGAACAGTTGAATACTGAGAAGCATTAGTGGGAGTACCTGGAGCACTACTATCTGTAACTCTAGAGTCTTTTATAGTAGTTCCAGAGCCTGCTCTGTAAGTATAAATATAATAATCTGGTCGAGAGTCATTAGTAATTACTTTTGTTGTATTCCAGTTACTAGATACTGTCAGTGTTTCGTATGCTTGAGGAGCCTTTGCATTATTAAAAGAAAAAGAATATGCAGGAGTTGAGTCCGAGCCATCCGAACTATACGAGGCAAGTGCGCTATATGTAAAAGGAAGTGCTCCAACACCAGGAACATACTGATATCTAACAAATCTAACTTGTGGACCATCAAAAATAAGGTCATTTCCTGTTACAGTGGAAACATTTGCAGGGCTTACAGCAAGGGTAGTTGAATTTGTTACACCGCTGACGTATGCATTATTTCCAATACCAATTCCATTTATATACTGACCAGCGGTGATTCCAGTTGTGCTTGCTACGAATACTGTTGATGCACCTGCTGTACCTGCTGTTGCGGCTTTTACAGTAAGAATTTTTAGAGATGCTTGTCTCTTAGTTACTTGAACTACTTGGCTAAACTGAGTTTCGGTGCCTTTTATAACTCTCAGTCTCATATAAAGTTGATAGTGATAGAGAGAGCTAGCGATATAACTTAAATCGCTAGCACTTGTATAATAATAGGGTGTTGTTGTGGTAGTTCCTGTAAGGGTTCCAGAGTTGTTTGTGCCCGTCTGAGAATACCAAGAAGTGGGGGTATCGGCAGCATACTGCCATTGATATACGTAAGTTCCTGAAACGTCAGAGCCTCGATACCCGTACATACCAATGCCAACATTTATAGTAGTAAAAGCACTGCCAGAAGAGTTTCTTACCTCTGGAAAGAATGTTCCAGATGAAAGTATTTGTTTCCAAACAGAGCCATCCCACATCCAACCAGAAGTAATTTTTGTCCAAGCAGAGTTATTCCAAAAGTATGCTGAATTTATGGAACGCCAACTAGAGTTGTCCCATACGTAACCGCCAGCCATCTCTTAGTCTCTTTTCATTTAGTATGTATTAAGTGTATCTAAAAACTACCTGACCAAACGTATTTCCAGCTTTAGTCGGAATACCACTTCCCTGCATTAGAGGTCCCTCATCGGTATTATTTCCAAGTACTAATGGACCATATAATTCTATATACTGGTCTCCAGGTGTCCCGTAACCACTTAATATAGAAATTATGTCAGAACTTATAGAAGCAATACTGCCAGTAGGACCACTATAGTAAAAACCAATGTCATAAACACCTAGTTCGCTATCTGCCGAGCCAATCAAATAAGCACCAGGAACTCCTGCATCAGCATCTCCAGCAGCAACTACAGCAGGATATGCTTCGCCGCCCTGAGTATCAGGGAGACTACCGACCATTTGAACCCCGCCAGTAAAGCTGTATTTATTACCTACCCAACCCGCGATAATTGGAGTAATTACCCCAACAATCGTTGTGTCATCTTTCCAAAAAACAATATCATCAGAATTACTTACTACAATTCTATTACCATTAGCTGATGTTTGTAGAGTTCTACCAGTAATTGTTCCAGCAACAATAGTGTCAGCATCAAGACTAGTTATAGCAGCATAACTAAGACCAAAAGCTTCCCATTGGGAGGTAGTAGCATTCCATCTTTTTGGACGACTTCCAGTAGAGTCATTAAGAATAGCACTAGTATCAAACCAAATATCACCATTTGCTTTTGCTGTGGGAGTGCTTGACTGTCTAAATACTGTATTTTTTCCATTGGCAGATGTCATTGCATCACTAGCATCCGATGCCGCTTGTGTTGCGCTCTCTGCAGCCTGTGTAGCAAGAAGTGCAGCCATATCAGCATCAAATTGAGCACTTGGGTCAGTAGTTTTAATCCATGCTTGTAAGGATTCAGACCAAGTCTCTGTCAGACCAGTGTTGGGGTCAGTTCTTGTTGTGCCATCTAAAATATTAGTTGGAGGTATAACTGCGCCAGTTACTTGGTCAACAGAGGTTACTAAATTTATACCAAAACTTACTTGAGTCCCATCAACAGAGTTTGGTCCAATTGCTGCTCCAGTGACAGAGCGATTACCTAATTTACTGCGGACAGGGCGACGCTCAAGGGTGCGAAGGCGACGCTGAACCTCTGCAAGGTTATTTGCTAGATTTTTATTGGCGGTTCTTCTTCTACTTGGCATTATTCACCACCTATACCGTAATCTTGAGTGTAGATAGACGTTGGTCTTCTTTCCACTCACTGATAAGCTCTAGTGAAACCTTTTCAGGAAACACGGGAGTATCTGGGACTGTAACTTTATAGCCAACAATTTTACGAACAATAATATCACTACGAGGCTCTAAATCATTAGCAAGACGCATTTTTACAAACTCATCGTCAATAATAATTGAGCACCAGTCACCAGGTAGGAAGTCTCCAACGTATGGTCCAATTGACCCGTTGACAGTAATAGTAAAAATTCCTTCTGGTGGTCTTGCCTCTCCTGCAAAATCTTTAGCGTAAGAGTAGAGAGCACTTTCACCATATGCAGTAGTTATCGTGTCATTTTTAGACTCTACTTGGTCAAGAAGCGGCCATCCATTATTGAGCATATCTGTAGAAGTAGCAGCTGCATATGGCTGGCTTGCAGTGTTATTTAATCCATCCGAGTTTCCAGCAACCCACATACGAGTTGCAGAGTTTTCTGCTGTCTCAGAGATGTTGAACTCAAGAACATTACCAGGGTATTCAAATACAAATTTATCTGCACCAAGAGTATTAAGTGAGTGAACTAAGCCAATATATCCTGCTGTAGCAGTAGAAGGAACGTTTACATTATAAGAACTAAAAGTAAATGTTGTTGTTGTAGGTGTAGATATAACTGTCTGAGTGCCATCAAAACCAAGACCAACTCCTGTAACAACTGTATCTTCTCCCGCTACAAGCCCGTGAGCAGAGGCAGTAGTTAGTGTTGCTACATTAGATGTAAGTATTTTATTAATTACTTGAATTTTTGTTGTGGGAGCAATAAAAGGAACAAATGTAAATGTTCTATTGAACTGACCTATGTTTTGGTCAAAGTCACAATCAATACGGTACTCGAAGCCATTAAGGTCTTTAGAAAACTCCTCTAGTACTTCTCCAATAGAACGCAGGTCTGAGCCACGATAAATTTGTTGAGATACACCAATATATTTTCCACTTAAATCCGAGGTTGCTTGAATTCCAGCGTCGGAGTTTCCAGTATAAGAGCCATAAGTTCCAGCAGTAGCACGAGCACCCCAACTAACAGTTCCACCAAAAACTGCCTCTACTTCTTGATTAAGAATAGATGTAGAGTTACATTTGAATGTTGTTGAGGTAGGTGTAGATGAGACTCTATAAGTCCCGTTGTAGTCAGCCCCTACGTTTTCTATTACAGCGCTTTTTCCTACAGTCAACCCGTGAGGGAGAGATGTTGTACAAACAATAGAGCGATATGTAGCAGTTCCTAAATCAGTAATTGATATTGAGCCAGCAAAATTATTTGCTTCCTGTGCCTGAAAATATAAAATAGAAGGTGCGCCACTTGATACAGTAAATGTTATTGTCCCGCTGGCTGCTCCATTGTTTGTCACACCCGTGGAATAAACTTTTCCAGCACCATAACCATTACCAGAACTTTGAATCCAAAGATGTTTTCCAGAGTTATTAATTATCGTGTAAGTTATGCCTTTATTAAAGAAAAGATATGGATTAATTGTATCAGAGACTCTAGTATTTTGAACAAGAAATCCATTAGTTCCAGAGGTGAAAGTGTATACAGTATCTCCAGCAGTTGCTGTTATTGCAGTTAGTGGTAGGTCAACAACTGTAGTTTCATAACTAAAACTTGATACAGTAGGAATAGCACTTATATAAAATCCACCATTTAGTGTTGCTTGATAAGCAAAGTTGACTGCTCCAGAGCCAGTAGCCTCTGCTGGCATACTCATAGTTACAGTTGTTCCAGATATTGCTGTTACGACTGCACTATTTGAAATTCCAGTGGCATATACGCTCATACCAATAAATACGCTAGTATTGTTATTTATAGTCATAGTATTTGATGCAGCGGTCCACGTTCCTGTTTTTCCAGTAGAAACAACATTAGATACATTTGAAATTTTTACATAATCTCCCACCACTAGCCCATGAGCAGTATCAGTAGTCATAGTTACTACGTTATTTGTTGCTTGAAAATAATTAAGTTTTAGCGCTGTAGGTAAAATTCCAGCGGAAGTTATATTGTATGTAGTGTACGGAGTTACTGCTGTACTTGAAATATTTCCTGTTCCTCCAGTATTTACTGTAAAAGTAGATGCAGACGGAATAGCAGTAATTATTTGGTAATCATCAATTGCAGTATCAACATCAACAACTTGAATTTGCTGACCTAAAATTAAGTCATGGGGCGTAGTAGTTGTAAGTGTTGCTATCCCAGAAGTCATTACCTTATTAGAGATAGAGTATTGAAGGTCACTAGCAGGCTTTACCGTGTCATTTTGAAATGAAAGAGTAGAAAAATCTTCGTTCATAAACCCAATAAGGTCTCTTGCTAAGTCATAAGTATCAACAATTGTTCGAGCAAGACCTGTATCAGATGGACTTAATGCAAGCACAATAGCACTAGAGACACTAAAAGTAAAACTTGCTGTAGAAGGAACTGTAGCAATTACGTGGTCACCATTGATTGCCGGATTTAGAGTTCTTACTCTAACTATCTCTCCAGGCGCAAAGTTATGGGCTACATCTGTAA